TTTTTTTTTTTTTTTTTTTTTTTTTTTTTTTTTATTTTTTTTTTTTTTTTTTTTTTTTTTTTTTTTTTCTGTTTAATTTTTTTTTTTTTTTTTTTTTTTTTTATTATTCCAAAATATTTATTTATATTTCTGATTGTATTTTTTAGTTTATTTTTGGGACATGTTACATTAATAACTATATTTTCATTAAATATTTTATTCTTAATAAAGTTTTTAATTAATTTAATATTATAATTTTTAACATATTTAATATCTTTTTTATAATCTTCTAAATGATAATATTTTGGATATAAATACTTAAAAATTAAAAAGTCAAAATCATAATTTTCACGAGATATTATATTTCTTAGTTCTTGCATTACTGCACCTTTCTCATTATTAGCTATTTTTGGATCTATATAAAATTTATTTAAACTATTTGATAAAATATCTAAATAAAATTCGAAATCTTCGTAAAATCCTTTTATGTAAACACATAATTGATAATTATTAACAAATGCATTTGTAAACCCACCTCTTTTAGCTATTTCATTTCCAATATATCTATAATCTTTATATTTTGTAGAACTTAATCTTCCTAATAAATGTTCATAATAATGTGTTAAATTTCCTTCACCTTTTTTTTCATGATATGAACCTAGTAATATTGACATAGATATATATGTCATTTTTGTTTTTAATGGTACTATAATAACTTTAATACCATTTTTTAGAGTATATTTTTTTATTTTAGTTTCCATTATTAAATACAAATATTATAATATATAATTAGTAATGTAAAAAATGATAAATATATTTTTAAAAATATAATACATATTAAATGAATAAATTATTAATAGTAGAAAGTTATACTAAAACAAGTACTATAAAAAAATATTTAAATGACAATTCTTTCATTGTAACTCATTCTTCAGGACATGTATATAATCTTCCAAAAGATACAATTGGGTTTGATACAAATACATGGGAACTTGCATATATAAAAACTAATCCAAAAATTATTAATAATATTAGAGATTATGTTTCTAAAGCAGATATTATATATATAGCAACAGATCCAGATTTAGAAGGAGAAACTATTGCATATAATATTAAAGATAGTATTAATGATTTAATAAAAAATAAAATATGTTATAGAGTAACTTTTAATGAAATTACTGAAAATGCTATTAAACATGCTATTAAAAACCCTAGAGAAATTGATATGAATATTGTAAATGCACAAGAAACTAGAAGAATAGTTGATAGAATGATTGGATATAAAATTTCACCTATATTGTGGTCTAAATTTAATAAAAATTATTTAAGTTCGGGAAGAGTACAAAATGCTGCTCTAATAATATGTATAAATCAAAGAAACAAAATATTAAATAATGAAATAAAACCAATATGGAATATTAATTGTAAATTTATATTTGATAAAAATAAGAAAAAATTCTTAATAGGAACTTTAATAAATCCTAAAAATATTGAAGATAAAAATACTATTAAAAATATTTTGGACGAACTTAAAACAAATGTAAAATATAGTATTTCTTATGAATTAAAAAACAGAAAAGTTTCTCCACCACCACCATTTACAACAACATCATTACAACAAGAATGTTATAATAAATTTAAATGGAATGCAAAAGTAACTATGAAATATTCACAAGAATTATATGAAAACGGAGCTATAACATATATTAGAACAGATTCTACAAATATTTGCAAAGAAGCAAAAAATACTATAATAAATTATATTAAGAGTAATTATACTGATTCATATGCAAAATACAGAACATATTCTACAAATATAAATAATGCACAAGAAGCTCATGAAGCAATTCGTGTAACAAATCCTATTATAACAACATGTAATTTTCAAAATAGTAATTTAAATCATAATAAGTTATATGATATTATAAGAAAAAGAACTATAGCATCATTAATGAGTGATGCTGAATATATTGATGTTGTATGTAAATTTTCTACAGAAAAAAATATTTATGAATTTACATCAACAAATTCATTTATGAAATTTGAAGGATTTAAAATAATATATGATGAAAAAACAGAATCAAGTGATGAATTTATTAAAATGATAAATAACAATTGTTATTCTTATGAATTTAATTCAGATGGAATTATTAATAATATTCCTTCTATGTATAATGAAGTTCAATTAATTAAACATCTTGAAAAAGAAGGAATTGGAAGACCATCTACATACGCATCTATTATAGATAAATTAATAGAAAAAAAATATGTAACTATTGGTGAAAATCCGCAACAAGAATTTAAAATAGAAAACTTTCTTAAAAAAAATAAAAGTGATAATATTAGTGTTGAACTAAAAACTATTAATTTAGGAGGTAAAAATAAAGATTTGCTAATACCTACAGATCTAGGTATTGATGTTATCAAATATACGTTTGAAGTATTACCTTATCTATGTGATTTAAAATTTACTTCTAATATGGAAAAAGATTTAGATGATATAATAAATCTAAAAAATAATAAAAAATCAATTTTAGATGATATATATAATAAAATTTCAAAATCTCTTAAAAGTATAGGTATAGATGATAATATTGTATCTGCAAATACAAAATCAAAAAATATTAAATTAAATAAAGAAGATTATAAAGATGGTATAGTTAAAACAAGATATGGTATATGTTATTATAATAAATCTAAAGACCTATATACAAATATTGAATCTTATCTTAAATGGAAAGGAAAAAATGCTGATAATTTAGATAATATTGATATACAATTTCTATCATCTTTACCAAAAGATGTAAAATATTTAGATAAACAATATAAATTACATTTAGGAAGATATGGATTATATTTAAAAGATTTTAATAATATTAATCATAAAATAGAAAAAAAAATATGGAATACCTTTATTTAATCGTATGGCGATAAACCTGGTTTTCCATTAATATACCATTTATTAACATAATTATCATTAAAATCAGGATGTTCTCTATTATTATGATAATCTATATCTATACAATTTAATATATTTTTTTTACATTTGTTGCAAAACCAACTATCTTTTTCTTTTTCATACATTTATAATTTATTTTTTATCCTTTAATAATTTACTTAGATTTTTATTTAATTTATTTAACTCATATGTCATATTGGACATTGATGTAGCAATAGATACTCCATATTCATCTACAAAAAATGTATTCAATAAATTATATAATTTTTTTTCTGTTAGTAATTCTTCATCTTCGTCATCTTCGTCATCTTCGTCATCTTCATCATCTTCATCATCTTCGTCATCTTCGTCATCTTCGTCATCTTCGTCATCTTCGTCATCTTCGTCATCTTCGTCATCTTCATCATCTTCGACATCTTCATCATCTTCGACATCTTCGTTATCTTCGTCATCATCTTCATCTTCTTCATTTTTGTCATCTTCTTTATTATCAATATCTTCATTATCATTTATATTTTTATTAACTATATTATTTGTAGTATTAGTTTCATCTTCATTGCAACATTCATTATTTTCTTCATTTATTTCACATATATCATCAAGTTCATTGTTTTTACATTTTTTAGAAACCATCTTTTTAGAATTCTCTTTAATAGAAACTTTTTTTACTTTTTTTTTTTTATTATTCTTCTCCATATTATTTATACTATTTAAAAATGTCATAAAATCCATATTATTTAGTTTAGTATCTTCCATATATAAATATTATAATATTATTTCTTATATATATTTATAAACTTTGTTTTATTAAGATATATTAGAATATAATGAAAGATTTATTAATATATATTATAGGTTTGTTTTTTGGCATTCTTATATCAACATTATTAATATTGTACTCTGTTGAAATTAAAAATATAATGCAAATAAATAAAAATATAGAAGAACATTTTAAAAACAATGATAATGATATTGATAATGATATTGATGATGATACAGATACACAAAAATTAAATATATTAAGTTATGATGATTTAAAAAATAGTAATTTTATAAAAGAATATGATGAAAACTACATTATATATAATGAAAATAGTAAGAACTTATATAAAATAAATAATTTTATAAAATCACCTTCATTAATATTTTTGATTTCATCTTACGAGAATGAAAATTCAATTGAAAAAATAGAAGGTTTGCAATGGAAATTAGATAATAATTCTAAATATATTAATGATATAATTTTAAGTAAAAAACCATCAAAAAATAGATATATATTAAATCCAAATATATATGGTTATAATTTAAATAATATATCTGTTTCTTTTAATAATAATTATAATTCTTTTATAAATAATGTAAGCATTTTATTCACTTTAAAAATGAATAATATTATAAATAGTAATTTATTAAATATAAATGAATATTATAATGATAATATTTCAATAAATATATTACCTTCCAATAATATAAATAATAAAATAATAAATATTGCAAATAATTATAGTTCTATTGATTTAGATGAAGATTATAATTTAAATGCAAAAAAATTATATAATATAGAAATTTTAATAAATTCATATAAATATTATGTAAATAATATAACAGATAAAATATTAAATGAACCTTCAATTTTTATATGTTTAAGTATAGAAAATAATAAAATATTCTTTCATATTAATGATAAAATATATGATTTTAATAGATTAGATACACGCGATATTGTAATTGATAATCTATTTTATATTAATAAAAATTTAGATTGTGATATTATATTATATAGCTGTGCTCTTTTAATAAATGATATTACTATACAAAATAGTATTGATAATTATAAATTATTTAATAAATATAATCAATATAATAAGATGAATATATAAAGCAAATATATAAATATAATATATATATTATGTCTAAATCAGCTATATTTATTTTGACACAAAATACTAATGAACGCAAGATATACTTAAAGACAACTCTTTATTTTTTATTTAAAAATTTTAATGCAAAATATAAATATCCTGTAATTATATTACACGAAGGTGATTATGATAATAATGCAATAAACGAAATTAATACATCTATTCGTAAAGATTACAGGTATCTAATGGAATATAAAAAAATAGATAGTTGTGATTTTGAAATTCCCAAATATATAGATGAAGAAAAAATGAATAGATGTATTAAATCTGCACCGGTTCCTTATTGGAGAAATAAA